TTAAAATATATATATATTATAATATAAGGGCTTTAACTGTCAGAAAGGAAAAATGATGTTGAAAGCATTTATGAAGACCTTCTTTCCTGCCTTGGTTCAAGACGAACCTGAAAGGGCTAGGGACGGAAAAGGGAGACTTGTAGGGGACAACAAGAAAACACCAACCTTCAATGAAGCGTGGGTAGGTGGGAAAGCTCCCCCCAAAAAACGTGGACGGCCCAAGAAGGTCGTTGAGGCCAGCGCCACCCTAACTCCTGCCAAAAGGAAGCGTGGTCGCCCCAGAAAAGTAGACGCCGCATAAGGGGATGGCTTAACAGGGGGACTAAGTCTATACTTTCTGGGGATGTCAGTCTCCCTGCATCCCCGGCGGGTGTAGCGTTCCTTTCCGCTCCCCGCCGTTATTACTTTTGGAGGCTGTGAATGAACGATCTTGCTTTGATCAAAGCAAAGATAAACACCCTTCCTGTAGAAGATCAGAAAGAGATGCTCGACCTGATTGTCGAGTTAGAGGACGCTAAAGAGCGTGAAGAGTCGCGTGGCGACTTCCTGACATTCGTGAAGAAGATGTGGCCTGCGTTTATTAGTGGGCGGCACCATGAGATTATGGCAGATGCCTTTGAGCGTGTGGCAAACGGTGAACTGAAGCGCCTGATAATCAACATGCCACCCCGACATACCAAGTCAGAGTTCGCCTCATACCTGTTCCCGGCATGGTTTCTTGGCAGATATCCAGAGAAAAAGATCATTCAGACGGCACATACTGCCGAACTGGCGGTCGGATTTGGCCGTAAGGTGAGGAACCTGATAGGTCAGGACGACTTCCAAAGCGTCTTCCCCGGCATCGAACTGTCTTCCGACTCCAAGGCAGCGGGCAGATGGAACACAAACAAGCGCGGTGACTATTTCGCTATTGGTGTTGGCGGTGCTGTTACAGGTAAGGGTGCCGATGTCCTGATTATCGATGACCCACATTCGGAGCAAGAGGCTGCACTTGGTGCATATAACGCAGATGTCTACGACAAAACCTACGAATGGTACACATCCGGCCCCCGACAGCGACTCCAGCCGGGTGGGTCAATAATTATCGTAATGACGAGGTGGTCTACACGAGACCTAACAGGCAAAATCATCAAGTCTGTCACCCAAAAAGAGGGCGTCGATGAGTGGGAAGTTATAGAACTCCCCGCAATTATGCCGTCTGGCCAGCCTTTATGGCCTGAGTTCTGGCCGATTGATCAACTTGAGTCCCTGAAAGCCGAACTTCCTGTTTCAAAGTGGTCTGCTCAGTACCAGCAGAACCCAACTTCGGAAGAAGGTGCGCTGATTAAGCGAGAATGGTGGCAAGAGTGGGACCGACCTAACCCTCCTCCGTGTGAAGCCATCATTCAAAGCTGGGATACGGCGTTTTTGAAGACACAGAGAGCCGATTACAGTGCCTGCACAACGTGGGGGGTCTTTTATAACCCCGATGAAAATGGGGATTCGCAGCCAAATCTAATATTGCTGGACGCATACAAGGAAAAACTAGAGTTTCCTGATCTGAAAAGGGCTGCATACGAAAAATACTGGGAATTTGAGCCAGATCAGATGATCGTAGAAGCAAAAGCTGCCGGTTCTCCCTTGATATTTGAGCTTCGCGCAATGGGCATTCCGGTCACGGAGTTTACACCGTCGAGGGGGCAGGATAAGATAGCCCGTGTAAATGCGGTTAGTGATTTATTCGCCAGTGGTGTTATATGGTGTCCTGCAACACGGTGGGCTGACGAGGTTATTGAAGAATGTGCCTCGTTCCCGTCCGGAGACCATGATGATTTGGTTGACTCCACCACTCAGGCTCTGTTGAGGTTCCGCCAAGGTGGGTGGATTAGAACATCGATGGATGAGTGGGATGATGAACCGACCTACAGAAGGCCGGTTGATTACTATTAAGGGGATTTGAAATGGCAGTCGAAAAGCAAATGACACCATCTGATGTGGATGTTGAGGATACAGAGGCTGTCGAGGTCGAGATCGTCAACCCCGAAGCGGTATCCATATCTGATGACGATGGTGCGATGGTTATAGATTTCTCAGGTGACATGGTCGATCAGATCATGGGGCCGGACCACGACGCCAACCTAGCCGAATACATGGAAGACGCCGATCTTGAAGACATGGCGTCGGAACTGATTACAGATTTTGAAACTGACAAGCAGTCCCGCCGTGATTGGGCAAGAAGCTACACACGCGGTTTAGACCTTCTTGGCATGAAGATTGAAGAGCGCACTCAGCCTTGGCAGGGTGCGGCAGGAGTGTTCCACCCACTCCTCACAGAAGCTGTTGTTCGCTTCCAAGCACAGGCAATGGGAGAACTGTTCCCTGCTTCCGGTCCTGTTCGCACAAAGATCGTCGGCAGAAAAGACGCCGAAAAGGGTGAGCAGGCCCAGCGTGTCGAAGAGGAGATGAACTATCTCCTGACAGAAAAGATGACCGAATACCGCGATGAGACAGAGCAGATGCTGTTCCGTCTTCCTTTGGCTGGCTCTGCGTTCAAGAAGGTTTACTATGATCCTCTGATGGAGCGCCCCGCTGCCATGTTTGTACCCGCAGAAGACTTCGTTGTCTCCTACGGCGCATCTGATCTCGCCACATGCCCCCGCTACACGCATGTGATGAAGAAAAACTCCAACGAGATTGTCGAGCTACAGGTTAATGGGTTCTATCGCGACATAGAGCTTCCAGACCCACAGCCTGACTATTCAGAAATTCAAGAAAAGTACGACGAGATCGAAGGAGAGACAGCCGTCATTGAGGACGATGATCGGCACACAATCTTGGAAGCTCATGTCGATTTGAATATGCCAGAGCCATTTGATGATCCTGACGGCATAGCCCGTCCATATGTTGTTACCCTAGACAAATCGTCTAGGATCGTCCTGTCAGTGAGAAGGAACTGGTATGAGGGAGATCCTAAAAAACGTAAGAGACAACACTTCGTACATTATCGCTACCTACCCGGCCTCGGGTTCTATGGAACGGGTCTTATTCATCTTATTGGCGGTCTTGCTAAGAGCGCCACTTCTATTCTTCGTCAGCTTATTGACGCTGGTACGCTATCGAACCTCCCTGCTGGCCTCAAGGCTAGGGGTCTTCGCATTAAAGGCGATGATTCGCCTCTCATGCCGGGTGAGTTCCGCGATGTGGACGTACCGGGCGGTGCAATTAGGGATTCGATTGCATTCCTTCCTTACAAAGAGCCGTCCTCAGTCCTCTATCAACTGCTTGGAAATATCGTTGAAGAGGGGAGACGGGTTGGCTCCGTTGCGGATGTACAAGTTGGAAACCTCAACCCGCAGGCCCCAGTAGGAACAACGCTAGCTATCATGGAGCGGAGCATGAAGGTTATGTCTGGTGTACAGGCCAGACTACATGCAGCGCTTAAAAGAGAGCTTGGCCTTCTTGCTGTGGTCATCAAAGACTACATGCCGTCAGAGTACGCATACGAGATGGACGGTGATTTTGATCGACGCAAGGATTTTGATGATCGCGTCGATGTTGTTCCGGTATCTGACCCGAATGCTGCAACCATGTCTCAGCGTGTTGTTCAGTATCAAGCGGCCCTACAGCTAGCACAGCAAGCTCCGAACCTTTACGACATGGGCAAACTTCACCGACAGATGCTGGAGGTTCTTGGCATCAAGGATGCTGATGAGATCATTAAGCTGCCTGACGACATTAAGCCAGCAGATCCGGTTACGGAAAACATGGCAATGCTGAAGCAGGAGCCTGTCAAAGCGTTCAAGTATCAGGATCACGAAGCACACATCCAAGTTCACTTGGCAGCGGCACAAGATCCAAAGTTGCAAGAGATTGTCGGACAGAGTCCGTTTGCTGGTGCTATCCAAGCCGCCATGTCAGCCCACGTCACAGAGCATGTGGCGTTCCAGTATCGCAAAGAGATTGAAAAGAACCTTGGCGTTGGTATGCCAGATGAGGATAAGCCGCTCCCAGAAGATGTTGAGATTGAAATATCTCGTCTTGCATCCGAGGCGGCTGCAAAGTTGTTGAAGAAGGATCAGGCAGAAATGGCACAAGAACAAGCCATGAAGCAGCAGCAAGATCCACTCACCCAGATCCAACAGCGTGAACTTGCGCTGAAGGAAGCAGAGTTTGAGCATAAAAAGCAGCTTGATGTTGCTAAGTTGCAGTCAGAGTCTCAAGCAAAAGCAGCAAATGTTGAAGTGCAGAAAGATCGTATCGAGTCAGAAGAGAAGCGTGAAGGCGCTAGGCTCGGTGTTCAAATCGCCCAAGATGCAGAGAATATGCGTCGAGAGGATCTAAGAGACGGAATAGAGCTTGGGCGTGAAATAGCTAGGGAGATAACAGGAAACAATGAATGAACTAGAGGCCGTAAGGCAAAAGATTCGTGAGTACATGAACCACATAGCTGACCACATGGCTGGAGGGGGTTGTGAAGACTATAGCTCCTACATGCGACTTGTTGGCAAAGTAGAAGCACTTGCTTTAGTGGAGAGAGATGTATTAGATTTAGAAAAATTGTTCCAAGAGGACTAATACGGTTAACACCGCAAGGTACTGTGAACCTCAATCACTGCAAGGAAGACAGATGTATTCTGCAACTAAAGAAGTCGATCAGAAGGTCGCAACTAAAATACCAGAGCCTACAGGCTACAAACTCTTGATAAAGCCTTTAGAGGTTAAAGAGAAAACGGACGCTGGCATTTACATGCCGGATTCACTGAAATCAGCAGAGCAGACAGCTTCAGTTATTGGCTTTGTAGTCAAGGCTGGCCCTGACGCTTATCAGGATAAGGATAAGTTTCCTAACGGTGCTTATTGCCAAGAGGGCGATTTCGTCATCTTCAGATCTTATTCTGGCACACGCTTCAAGATTGACAGTCAAGAGTTTCGTTTGATCAATGACGACACTGTGGAAGCAGTCGTTGAAGACCCAAGGGGATACAAAAGAGCATGAGTACAAATCCAGCAGAAAAGTTTGATGAGGCACCTCTGGAAAATGAGGTGGATATTGTTGACACCAGCGAACTGGAAATAGATATCGTTGATGATACGCCGCCAGAGGACCGTGATCGTCCAAAGCGAAAGGCGGAAACACAGCCGGAAGCAACTTAAGACAAGGAAGTCTCTAACTATGGAGAGAACGTCCAGAAGCGCATAAAGCAGATTAGATACGAGTATCACGAAGAGCGCAGGGCAAAAGAAGAGGCTCAACGGA